CATTATTGATGCAAATATAAACTCTATAGTCACTATTGACTACGTAGTAGTTTGAGTTATAAAGATTAGTTGCTCCACTATTGGGAGCAAAATTATCTGCTGAATAATCATGACGATACATGTCATATGTAGTGCCAGATTCCCATGCAATTTTACGAACTACTTTTGAAATATCTGAAGAATTTAACTTCTTCATAGCAATCATAGTATCCCAAAATGTATTATATTGATCAAAATTGTCTACAGGTCCCGGTGGATTAGTATCCCAGTCAGCATCAACTTCTGTTGCATTGGGAAGACCCAAGAAAATATAATAACTTGAAGTTGTAGAAGTAACTCCAGCAATTAAATTATCGCAATTTAATATTCTAAATTGATTTGTAATTATCGCAGACATTTAAGGTTTTTTATTTATTTATGAGGTATATAGAGATCTCATAGAATTTAATCTAATAATAAGTGGTGCAGTTGACAATCCAGCAGTGCCATTTAATAAATCAACATCAAAATTAGTTGCAGCAGGACCTCTATTAAAATTATATATCCTTCCCCAACTATATCTACCAAAAAATTCACTGTTACCCAATCCAGTTAGATTGGAATGCGAAGAAACTTTAGTGGTAACACGAAGTAATTCTGATGTAGTTCCAACTCCAACGGCATTTCCTGTAATTTGTTCAACTTTATGAACTTGATATACATTGTTAATATATGATGTTCCTATCCCTAAAATTGAATCATCTTGATTGAGGGATGTTAATCCACTACCAATCACAGAATCGTATATAATAAAATAGTAACTTGATTGTATTCCCGATATTGTCTGTGCAGTTCCGACTTCGTTTGCATTTCTAAAAACAGAATTTTTGGGAATGTATAAATCAAAAGTAATTCCCGTAGTAATCCCAGAAATACTTGTAGTGCCTACACCACTGATCACACCTTCATCACCTTCATAGGAAACACTTGTTATTGTTTCTGATTTATATGATTCAGATTCAATAAGAATTTTTGGTGGATTTGAATAAGTGTATCCTGATCCAGGATTCGTTATTGATATAGATGATATTGTACCAAGACCACTAACTATGGCACTTGCAGTTGCTAAGGATCCTGAACGTGGAGTTGATATATAAACTTCAGGTGCAGTTGAAAATCCAATACCACCATCTTCGATAATTATATTTGAAATTGTTCCCGCTACAGAAACAATTGCAGTTGCAATAGCAGATCTTCTATCATTTTGTTCAAGTATCTTAATACTGTGTTTGGTAGTTGCCAGCATTTCTGGTGTATAATTAAACAGTGGTCTTACACTTTGAACAAAAATAGATGTAGTTGCAATACCTACAGATTTAATTGCTGTTGTCACTGGATATATGTTTGAATTTAATTCATCTCTACTCTTTGAAATTAGAGTTGAGTCTAAATAAAAATCTTCTTTTTGTTTGCACCATTCAACTGTTCTCTCAATTAAGGCATCGGAAGTAATTCCGGGACCAAAGTATTGAGTTGTATAAACAGAATCTACCGTTAATAATTCAGAAACTATCCTCTGATCTTGAGTATATACATCTCGTATTCCATTAAGTTGATCGACTAATTTTAATTTATCTCCAACTTTAATTGTAGGAACCACATTAACATCTACCACATCGGTTGATGAACCTTTAAAGAATAAAAGTTTTACAGAGTCTCCAAATTTAGGAGCTTCTAAAAATTCAATTTGAGATCCTCCATCAAAAATATAAGATTCACTTGGAAGTTGAAGGACATCATTAATAAAAACTAGAAGATTTTGCTCTGGTTGTATTGGCGATCCCTTCCTGACAATAAAGTTAGCAATTACTCCATTTTCTTTTAAAGTAAATGTCTTTTTAAATCCATCGAATTGATTATCAATATCATCTATTACTACAAATTGTCCGGGATACCAAGCATTAAAACTATCATTGTAAACTTCGTTAACTGTAAGTTGGAAAGGTCTATATGACAATGAAGAGTTAGTTGGTATACCCGTAGATCCTCCAATTTCTACTGTTAATACATTACCAACAGTGTAAGCATATCCAGTATTATTGAAAGTAAAATCAATAACACTATTTCCATATCCAACTACAATATTAACAGTTGCCTCTGTACCAATTCCACTGTTAGATGAATCGTATCTTAAAGGAATATTTTCATAATTTAATGGAGCATCAATAATAATTTCTGGTGGATTTGTACTTGTATAACTTGTTCCGGGATTTGTAACGGCTATTGAGACAATAATTCCATTAACAGCAGTAGCAGTTCCTATTGATACTCTTCCTTCAGATGTGGCAGCCGAAACTGTAATCGATGTTTGAATGCCAGGTCTATATCCAGAACCACTATTACCAATAGAAACTGATTGAATTGTTCCTGCAGCAGATACTATTGCAGTTCCTCCTGCAGATACAAGTGGTTGGAATCCATATCCTTGAGTAGAACCAACAGAAACTATAATTCCACCTCTAGGAACTCCCGCACTGTTAATATCAAATTTCATTGGACCGGTTCCAACTGTATTTTGACTGAAAATTACATTAGAAATACCCGAACTTTCAATAACTTCGTAGGAATAAGTTTGTCCCACTGCAACTGGGTATTTTGGTTTTTGGAAAACATTATTAATCAATAATATTCCAGCCGAAGCTGAGTTTGACGTTACAATTCCATTTATATTCTCTCCATTTGACTTAAGACTAAAGGTGTCCTTTAATCCATTAAATTGACTACTTACATTATCAAAAATGTAATTGTTAGAATATGCAGTGTTAGCTGATCCAACTTCAAAAGATCTTAAGAATATTCTACCTTGGAAAGATGAATTTTGATCTGAATTGATTTCATCTCCATGAGGAGCTTCTACAAAATAAATTCTATCGTCAACAATATTATACACTCCTTCATATTTTGTGATAACGGCGCCAGTTGAATGAATTCCAGAAGTTGTTCCTAACTGTTCTCTTCTACAAACAACTTTATTGGTTCCACCAATTCCAATATCAGTGATTATTAAAAATTCATTTTCAATTTTAATTAAATCTTTTGCGTAGAATCCAGTTACATCATTAAATTCAATTGGAGATATTGTAGAGACATTATCAGTATCTACTTTAACATGCGTAGTTTTTGCAGTAGATACTACGGGATTTTGAATTACGTTATCGATAACAATGAGTGATTTTGAATTTGACTTGAAGTTTGATTTAAAAACATGAGAACTTCCAATTCCAACAGCAGTGATATCAAAAACTTCTGGTTTTAATTTTAATGCTTTTTCTGGTGTTTCTGCAAATTTAACCAAATTTTCACTAATTTTTACAGCATAAACCGTATTTGGTAGAAAATCGGTAGATCCGACACCAGTGACAGTAGTAGTAGCAATTCCAACTCTAGTTCCATTTGTGGAATATTCTATTTTTTCTCCTGTAACAAAGAAGTGATTTGGAATATTAATTGTGTCTCTACTAATATTAACAACATTAGAAGATCCTCCATCAACAACTTTGCGGAATATGGGGAAAGATCTATGGGAGAGATTAAAATCTTTTGTTAATGATATTTGTGTTCCCTCATACCCAAGAGAAATTGTATCTGATCGTATTAATGAACTTAAAAGATCAACCTCTATTGGATCTTGTTTTGGGGATATTAGAATCGTTTTTTGATATACTCTTACTTGAGTTTCAATATTTTGATTTGGTGTAAAAGTTAAATGAGTTTCTGTTGTAGATTTAGCAGCTCCAATAGAACCAAGAGTTCCATTTGAAGAAATAACAGCGTATTCTGAAACCTGTGGATTTTTATCAAAATCGTTTGTTAATACAACCTCAGAAAGTTGTATTTCGTCGTTTGTTGTATCATGAATTTGAACATAATACAAAGCTCCTTCATGAGTATCACTTGTAAATCCTGCTACTCTGTTTTCTGTGGGAGAAGTTGATGCTGCAATTGAAACATATGAAGATGTGAGTTCACCTTTATATAAAACAAGGGTTCCAATACCAGTGACACTAGTGCTGCCAATTAAGGTTGATAAACCTCTTATATTTACTCCTATATTTGGATTTGGAGTAAATGTAATTAACATTTTTCCAACCGCAGTTGTGACACCAACTTCACCAACAACTCCACTTCCAAATAAAGGAGTATTATCACCAGAATCTACGTCACCAAATATTTCATAATAAACATCAGAACCATTATTAGTAATATTAACTTCGGTAAATTGAATATTTCCGTCACTAGAAGATGCAGAAAGCAAAACTTTTGCTGAAGAATAAGAGTTTGTGGAGATGGATACGACGGTGTTTGTCGTCGGTGAAGATGAAGAGGGAATAGTGATAGCGGTGCTTGCAAAACTAACAACATCTCCAAGAGAAGATGTTCCAATTCCAGTTATATTTAAATCTGATAAAGATACACTTATATTTGAAAGATTATAACTATTGTATTCGTATTTTGTAGGATAAAAGAGAATTTCTCCAAGATCACCAGATCTTCTAAATCCAAAACTTCCAAGATCTAATACTGTTTCGTTTCTACCATAAGCGGTAAGGTATCCATTGGCACCATCATAAACAACATTAACAATTATAATTTCCTTCTCTCCAAAATAACGAGCATCTTTAATTAAGATATAAAATTGTGCGGCATTGTATTGGGAAAGGTCAAAAGTGCCTACCACTGCATATTCAAAAATATTTGGAGTATCGTCAAAATATTGACTAATATCATCTATTTTTAAAACACGATTGGAAACAAATTCAGTATAATCTAAAAGTCTTAATGTATCAAAATTAATTTGATTAGAAATTAATGATGATTTAAAAGATTCAACGGATTCATTAGCAATCGCATAGTCCTCATAACAATCAAAATCTTTTTCTTGAATTATATCAACTAAAATATCAGTTTCAGATGAAAGAACTTGAAGATCATTTTCTGGATTAATAGGGGCAATTTCAGATTCTACTTGGAGATCTGAAAACTTTTTAAATCCTACTGTATGTGTTAATTCATCAACTTTATCATCCCATTTTTCAATAGGAACTTTAGATTTTAACGAATATGAAAAATTCTGATAGTAATCGCCATCCTGAAGAACTTGTAAAAATGTGCTTAGTTTTCCAGTATCTTTTTCATAATCTAGTTTTGTCTCTGTATATGGTCCAATGTTAAATTTTGCACTGGATTGATAATTCTTAATAACAAAAGATCTATTATCATTTACTCCACGAATAATTTCAAATGGTTTTATTTCTCTAGACGAGTTGTTAATTTTAAGTAACTTAAGAACTGGATCCCACTTTACAACAAATCCAACTTGTTCGTTTTTAATGTAAATTGGTTCCCCAATATTATACTTTGATTTTCCTGAAGATAATGTACTATCAAATTTAGGAAGATAACTTTCTGGAACTATTCTACCAAAAGAATTTGTTCCATTTTGAATCGAATTTGTACTTGAGAACAATCCAGGATCTTCTTCTATATCAAGTTTGTATTGAAGTACTCCTTTACCACCACCAATGTTGCTGGTAATTCCACTTAAAGTGAATAACTCATAACCATAATCAGAAGAATTATATCCTGCTCCAGTTGAGGTAATTCCTATACCCTCAATAAAAATTTTACTACCAAGTGCAAAGGGCCAAGATTTTGCGTCACTAAATCCAGTTGCTAAGTTAACTGTAACAGTTTTTGTAGTAGAATTAAAACTAATATTCGTGACTCCAATTCCATTGTTGTTATTGGCAGCAACAATATTTGGTTTATCAAATAAAGAATTTGTATTGGTTAAAATTTTAACTCCCGTTATCACATTACCGGATAGTTGTGGTTGAAGTTCGCATTCAGTTTTTAT